TCAAAACCTATGCCAAACCTAGAAGGACTGTTTAATCTTATATCTATCATGATGTGTCTGTTTTAGTGGAAGCCCCCCCTTCCCCCCCCAAAGATGGCAAGAATATTCCACACTGCAAAATTTGTCAAAAGGAAATTTCTCATTGGCTCCCCCACCAAAATTTTTCATAACCCCCATACCCCTCGTGTCCATGGGAGGGGAGGGTACTTCCAATTGTGACCCCTCCTATGCTTGGCTGGGTTGGGGGTGTCCCCATGCCTGTAGCCACAACCAATCTAAATTTAAATACCATGTTACAATTACAAGCTTACACCTCTGCTACTAGCAACTTTACTGAACATGAAACTATCGCTGCATGGTCAGGTCCTGATGCAATCATTAGCTTTGCTTCAGCTCGCAACTTGAAGGATCTTACAAAGAATGTCTCAGTACGCATTCAAAAGGGTTCTGATAATTTCTTTATTAGTTGCTCTGCACCTTTGAGTGATTTAGTTCGTGCTGGTAAGGTGGACATTGGTCACATCGTTGGCTTCAAGATAGCAACCACTATCAATGAAGATGGCGAAGAGCGTACTTTCATCCACGCACCTACTGCTGCACCTGCTGGACAGCGCGTTGGTGACATCAAGATGAAGGTGTTCACACCTGAATCTGTCTTCTCGCCAGAAGGCACCATCGTGCTTGGCTAGCACCAAGGGGACTTTGTCCCCTTTTTTTATATATAAGGGTGGGTTGGTGGGGCCATAAAGCCCTTATATATGTATGTATATAATTCTAATGTTATATTATCATTGACTACTAGGAAGAAAGTAACTTTGATGGTAAAATAGCATTAGTTTTATATTCATATGTGAGTAAAAATGATGCAGTGTAACCCTTCACAGGTAATAATATCCTTTTAACCAACGCTATAATTGTGGTGAACACTGAAAATATATAGCATTAACTAATAAATATATGCTTACATTAATAGAATATAAAACATTATCATCTCCATTAATAAATGATGAAGGATATGATCAATTACTTGCTTTCTCTGCTGATACATTATTAGTTATAGATAAAGCAAAGACTTATGTCATAGAATGGATACTAATTGGTAATGATGATGATGCATATGTAGTTCAGGCTTCTGATGAAGATGAGTTCCTTGATGCCATCATTGAGATTAAACGATTGATTAGTTCTGGAGTTCATCCATTAACGTTGTTCAAATAGGGAGACTAGTTCTCCCTTTTATTTAATGCATCATTCTATCTTCCCAAGGGATAGCAATTGTAATAAGAACAAGCAGGGAATACATTCACGTATACTGAATGTTAGACACCATTAGATAACACCTACCTGACAGGTGCTACTTATTACAATTGAATGCAGAGGGGATAAGTCTCGAGCCTAATGAATGATGAACATGTTCTATCACAGTCATTCATTGGTAACAACCAGCCACTGTAAGGATACGTCCTGGTGTGGAGATAGATAGCTTCAACCTGCTAAAAGGTACAGAGAGGGTAATCAGTCCTCTCATATAGTCAGGTGGCGAAATTGGTAGACGCTACTGCATGGTAACAGAAGTTTGGTACGACCTGTCAAATTAGTTGAAATGTACTAAGGGGTAGAGGCAACGTAAATGAATCCAAACATACAGGTTCGAATCCTGTCCTGACTACGACAGTTAGACATAAGTCTTTGGTAGTTCTTAGATGAGTGTACTATGCGTGAGGTGGTTTAATAACTTTCCACCAGTAGTGTCCAAAACTAAAAGTTAATACAAGAAGGGTGATGAGAGAAAGTCTTACTAACAAGTATTTCATCACCATCTGTATCATTGTGCTCAGTTGATAGACCTGGCTTATTAAAACTATTATTCCTAAGCATGAATTTAAACTGCTTATTATTTATTGTATTTTTTAACCTTTTAAATATTTCAAACATGAAATCTATTATCTTATTAGGAGTATATCTCCTATCGTTTGTTAGCATCTATATGATGTTGTCGCTTGTTGGTCTAGTATTTAGTAATGCTAGTTATGTGGACATATTACGTAGTAGTCCTTGGAGTATGATATATTCTTTATTCTTTGGTTGGTGGTTGAGTATATTTCCAGCTAGAGAGTATTATCTACTTAATCAATCATATTTAGATAGAGTGTTCAATTAGGACACTCTTTCTTTTAAACTATTATATAGCATTATGAAACTATTATATCCAGTTATTGATGGTCACAAAGAGTGTGGTGATTGTCATATTATAAAGCAAGTGTCTTTATTTAAAAATAGATGTAAACCTAATAAAGATGGTTCATTTTCTCCAGAAACTATGTGTAGAGATTGTTCAAAGATACGTGTTACAAAATATAATAGATTACGAGGAATAAAACCTAGTAAAAGATATCCAATCATTGATAATTATAAAAGATGCACAACTTGTAATGAAAATAAGCATATATCTGATTATGATTTTAAATGGAATGGTAAAATGTTTGCTAAATGTAAACCTTGTCTAAAATTGTATGTACATGAAATGAGTACTAAGCATGGAAGAAAACAATACTCAAAAGATTGGCATTCTAAAAACAAAGAGAAAGAGATAATTAGACGTAAAGAGTATAACGTTTTTCAAACAGAAAATTTAACAGATTATTATATTAAATCTTTAATAATTAGACCAGGTGATCTTGAATACATTGATGTAACACAAGAAATGGTAGACATGAAAAGAAAACAAGTATTATTATTACGTCAAATTAAACAATCAAAATCATTATGAAAAAGCAAGTAAAAAAACAAGAAGTAGCAGAGTTAATAGTAGTTAACTCGATAGAAACAGTAACAGTAGATGATGTGCGCATTGTGTGTCAAAAAATTGGTGATAAGTTAACTAAGACATATAACAAGACAGCAGATATTAAAGCTGCACAAGCTGCTATTAGTGCTTATGGTACAGCTATTCATGCTGTTAAAGCTCAATTGATTTATAAGAAGATGACTAGTACTCCTAGTAAAATAGAATTCTTTGAAACTAATTAGTTATGGAAAGATTAAATTATATATTCCCTGCAATAATGGGAGTGCTAGCATTTGGTGCAATGTTGCAACAAAACAATATATGGACAGCTTGTATGTTCATATTTATATCAGTGTCATGTATATGTATTGCTGTACATGAGCGTTCAAGGAAATAACTGCCACTAATACATAAATTATTCACACATTCTAAATCATCAATAAGATGGCAACACTAGACTTTACTTTGCGTCAATACTATGATTGGTGCAAAGATTACCCATTAGTTATACATGACTTCGCTTATGTCAATAACTTTGTGGTAGTGCAGATTAAAATTAGCTTACTTGATCAATTGCATTCAAGTGGCTACATCAGCATGAAATAGGTTAAAAGGTGGTTGTTTAGAGCTCTTGGACATTGTCCTTGAGCTCTTTTATTTTTTCACATTCTAAACATGTATAAACATGAGAGATCAATTAAATGAGCTAGTGAGACTAGCTAAGCAATTACGTAGTACAATTCAGGTCAACAATATAGATGACCAAACTATTTTAGTATCCACTTGGATAAGTGTAAGAAGAGGTGGCGCAGATTATTATGCTGTATCATTTCTAGCTAACAGAAAGTTAGAAGTTGCTCTATATCAAAAAGATGATTACATTAGTAATAATATCAATATTGATATAGAGAATGTTACTGATGTTGAATTAGATGAGATCATATTGCGTAGTAAGGAAGATATTATTACCTTTATAGCAAAATTAGATGATAATCGTGAAAAACGAAGATTGGCTAAGATTGCAGAGCTTCAAAATCAACTGAAAGAGCTAAATGAAATACACTAACGTACAGTTAATATTTCCAGAGTATCATCCTGATCAATTAGAGAAAGGGATGTACTTTGTATCTATGCATGGACTTGTTCAAGACAATCCATATGTTCATATATATGAGCTTGATGTCGTTCCAAGAGATCAAGGTAAGTATATTGAGAAACATGGTCTTCCTGTAAGGCCATATCTCGTAATGAGTACAAGCACTAATCCTGATATAGCACCAACAATTGTAGCACATCCTCATCAGATATATTTATCTGTAGAGCAAATGAATTATTGTTCTGCTAGGGGCTACATTGAAATACTTACGTATGACGATGGTGAACCAGTGCTTGAGAAGAATGGTGATGTGGTCTTTTATATCGATCAAGAGTTTGATGACTTTGATGACGATGATGATTGGGAATACAACACATTCAATAACGAAGAAATGATTTAATAAACAAGAAATACAATTTAAAACTAGAAATGATGAAAAAAACGTTGAAATTAGAAAACCCAGGATTGACAAAAGAAAACTTCAAGAATTGGATAACAGACAAAAGTAAGAAATCAGTTAAGTATTTAGCAGGCATCAATAGACCAATTTTACCTTCGCATGTAACAAAGTTGGCTAACTCAGTTACAAAGATGGGTATCATTAGACCTATTGTATTAACTAGTATATCATTTATTGATGGTAAACTAGCTTGGTATATTATCGATGGTCAACATTTATTTAATGCGTTGTTGCGTAATGGTGTAGATATACCTTATGTATTTATTGATGTTAAAGATAAGAAAGACTTAGTAGAAAAGATTGCATTATTAAATGCATCATCTAAGAGCTGGGTTATACAAGATTATGTAACTGCATGGGCATCATTAGAAAATGACTATGTTAAGCTTAATACATATTTTAATATCTATGATTTAGAATTCACTGTATTGGCTACGATATTAGCAAATCAAATACCTTATTCTCGTGTTGGTAATTCACCTATTACTAAAAAAATAAAGAATGGTGAATTTAGAATTATAGAAGAAGAACATGTAGTTAAGATTCTTGATCAATTAACAGATGTATTAAGCATACTGAAACGTCAGAATAGACATGAGAACTTTTATTTGTGTTCAGAGTATGTAAGTTTTTGTAAAAACTCTGTAAATTACGATCATAAAAAGTTCATGAAGAAACTACATGATAAGAAGAAAGACTTTATTCTTGCTACTCAAGAAGAAGGTAAGTTAAAACAGTTATTTGAAGAACTAAAATAAATGGAAAACTTAGAAATAATGAGTTTATTTCCAACTCCTGTGCTCAGAGTGAGAGTACAGGAGTATTTCAAAGATGAAATATGGAAATTAAAACAGCTTGAAATGGAGCATGTGTATGGTAATGATATTACCAAAGATCTTAATCATTTTAAATCAATAGAGTCATATTGTTTAGACTTACCAGGTATGGAGAAACTAAAGGCTTATATTGAGAAAGAGGTTAAAGACTTTTATGTACATGGATTGGCTATTGATGGTGACATCATGATAACACAGAGTTGGGTTAATAGAAATATAAATGGTGGTGGCACACACGCACATTATCATCATAATTCTGTAATTTCAGGTGTGTATTACATGGATGTACCAGATAACAGCACACTTATAAAGTTTTATAAGGCTGATGTAGATAGATCAACAGTTTATAGATTAGAGCCAGAGGTTAATCCTAATTTATTTGAAGGTAATCCATATGCTCAAACTGTTGCTACTATACCTGTGGCTAATAGTGAGATATTATTATTTCCTAGCTATCTACCTCACTCTGTACCAGACATGGCTACAAGTAAAGATAGATGGACGTTAGCATTTAATACTGTTCCTGTTATATTAGGATCAAGAAACACATTAACTGAATTATTAATTAAACCAAATATATAATGATTAAAACTAGAGTGGGTAAACTTGTAAAGGTTAAGAACCAGGACAAGAAGAAGGCAGCTAATAATACTTATCAAGCTGTAATTTTAAATAGTAATGGACAGTATAACGCATATCTGTTTACAGATGTAGAGATTACTGTAGCAGCTGAAAGAGCTCGCAAGAATATAGAGGACCAAGTTGAACGTAGTGTAATATCTAAACTATTAGACTAATGAAAGCAGAAGACAAAGCAGAATTATTGTCATGGATAATGGCAGCATTTGTAATTCTTGTTGGTTTTTTGATGTTAGTAGGATTGATGATATTCATTGAAATTAAGCAAGAAGGTGATCCAAATAGTAATAGATTTAGTCATGATGACTTTAACAATTATAATCAGGAGCCATTTAGCATAATAGTTGATGAAGAAATTTATGTTCCAGAGAAGTTAACAGGTAAATACACAAAGAGTGGTATATTGATACTACCTAAATCAGAAAGAGGATGGTAAAGGATAGAGTAACAGCAGTACTATTGACAGTTATAATATTATACTTTTGTATAAGAACTGTAACGTTTTTATATGGCGTAGTTTTAGTTGTTAGCTCTCCTTTATCAGGTAACACTGATACCACTTATAGTAATTATCCAGAGTTAGATAGAAGAAACTTAAAATCTCAATTAAAATATCATGAAAACAATAAAGTTAAAGCTGACAGTACAAGATCAAAGTAATCCTGTATTAGTTGATAATGAAGACAATGTAGTTGTACCTAGTTCTCGTATGGCGTGGGTGGTTCAAAAAGATGGCAAGATTGTTAGTGCACCTCCTGCTCTTTTGGCACATTACATGGGCACTGTAGTAGATGTACAAATAGATTCTGCAGGTAAGCCTGTATTATTAAACGATAAAGCAATCATTGTACTATGACAACGACAGGATCAACACATGCAGAGTTTTATCATCCAACACAAGATGATGTTTATTGTACTGTAGAAATCAAATGGTCTCATTATTATGCACCTGCAACATTAGAAGAACCAGGTGAAGATGACATCACTATCAAGAGCATGAAACTACTCACATATTGTGATGAGTATGTTAAAGATATGGAGGTGCCTGAATGGATAACATCAGATGATATTTATGAAGCAATAGACTTAGATGACTATTATGATGGAGACGATAACTAAAGCACATCCAGTATTTTATGTTTTAACTTTTGCATTCACTATAATGGTGTCTGCTATAATTAATCGAACTATGAACAATAAAGCACCAGAAATAGAATCACCACAGGTGATTAAAGCTATCGTCAATGTATTTAGATCTGTTGATGAAGAATTACAGATTGAGCATATGCGTAGTAAAAGACAATATCTTGAGAAGTATAACTTACGTGAGATCAAGACTAATAAAACCAGGACAGCGTTAGAACAATGGAACTAGTAGATTTCATACATAGAAAGAATCTCCTCACTAAACAAGAATGTGAGGAGATTATTGAAATATTCGAAGCAAATGATAAATATACATTTGATGGATATATTGGTGGAGGAATAGATACTAATGTAAAAGAATCTTCAGATTTTAATGTTGCTGAAGAAAATAATAGTACAGTTAAAAGACTGTATGGAGATAAGTTAGATGATATTGTTGATAATATGATTGTTGAGATGTATAAATATATGGATAAGTTTCCCATATTTTTAAACACTACAGTTAATATTGATGCATATAATATTCAAAGATATCTTCCAGGTCAAGGTTTTAAAGCTTGGCATTATGAATCAACAGAAAAAAAGATTAGACTATTTGTATGGATGATCTATCTAAATGATGTTGAAGATGGTGGTACAGAGTTTATGTTTCAACAACATATAGAACCAGCGCAGCAAGGTAAGTTATTATTCTTTCCTGCTGATTGGACTCACACACATCGTGGACAAGTTAGTCACACTAAAACTAAATACATTATAACAGGATGGATATCTTTAAACTCACAATAATCATGAATTCATGGAGGTATTAATTTATGATATCGAGACAATGCAGGAGTTATTTCTGATACATGTCTATGATCCAAAAGAAGATAAACATTATGATTTCCTAATTAGCCAATGGCATGATAATTTTGATGCATTTGTAAAGCTATTGCTTGACAAACCAGATTATTATTGGGTGGGTTATAATAATCTTCGTTTTGATGCTCAAGTGGTAGAATGGGTGCTGCGTAATTATAACAATTGGTATGAACATAGTGGGTTAGAAATATGTGCTAAGATTGCACAGAAGGCTCAAGATGTGATTGAAGATGCTAATTACGAACAGTTCCCAGAATATCGTGAAGAGGATTTGTCGTTCAAACAGATAGATTTGTTCAAAGTTAATCACTACGATAATAAGAATCGTATGGTTAGCCTTAAACGTCTTGAGTTTGAGATGGATCTTGAGAACATCGAGGAGATGCCTATACATCACACAAAACGTGACATGACTCAAGAAGAGATAGATGTTACAATGAAATATTGTGTGAATGACGTTATGGCAACCTATGAGTTCTTCAAGGTTACAACAGGTGATACAGATCATCCATTATACAAAGGCAATAATCAATTGCAGCTAAGACTAGATATACAAGAAGAGTTTGGTATTAACTGTATTAATTATTCTGATAGTAAGATTGGTGATGAGATGATTAAGAAGTATTATTGTGAAGAGGAGAAAATAACATATGCTAATTTACCTCGCACAGGATTCTTCAGAAAGAAAATCGTTGTAAAAAACTGTAGACCTGATTATTTAAAGTTTCAAACTGGTCAGCTTATTGAGTTCAAAAAATATATAGATAAACTTGTATTAGGACTTAATGATGACTTTAAAGAAAGTATAAATTTTTATGGCAACACTTATACGTTTGCTAAAGGTGGCTTACACACAGAGAACAAACCAGAGGTATTTGAAGCTGATGATGAATATGAAATCATTGATTGGGACGTTTCTAGTTATTATCCTGCTATTATTATCAATAATGGTAGGTATCCTCAACATCTTGGTAAAAAGTTTCTTACTGGTTATAAACGTATGTTTGAAAGGCGTCTGGAACTTAAACCACAGGCTAAGAAAGATAAACGCATTGCAGGGATTGTTGGGGCTCTTAAGCTTGCTGTCAATTCTGTATATGGTAAATCTTCTGATATGCAGTCGTGGATCTATGATAGACAACTCACTATGTTTACTACTATTACTGGAGAGCTTAGCTTGCTTATGCTTATTGAAGCGTATGAGTTAGAAGGTATACATGTAATCTCAGCTAATACAGATGGTGTCACAATTAGAATACAAAAGACACATCTTGATAAAATGCATGAGATTAACGCCTGGTGGTCTGATTTGACTAAGTATGAGCTAGAGCGTACAGATTATAGTAAGATTATATTCTCAACAGTCAATGACTATTTAGCTATTAAAACTAATGGAGAAGTTAAAAAGAAGGGTGACTTTCTTACAGATTTTGAATTACATAAAAACAAGTCTGCTAGGGTGGTGCCTATTGCTCTCGAACGTTATTATTGCGATGATATTCCTATTAGTGATACTATTACTAATCATAGTAACATCTTTGATTTTTGTCTTCGACAGAAAGCTAGCAAGGACTTTCATTATGAGGGTAAAGAAGGAAGTAGAGTTACTATGTATAACAAGTTAATTAGATACTATGTCTCTAAAACTGGTGAGAAGCTGTTAAAAGTGAAGAACCCAGAGTGTTTATCCAACGCTGCACCAATATCACAAGTGGAAGCAGGCGAGTGGGTAATGACAGTGTGTAATAAGCTATCTAAGGATCATCCTCTAGATAATATAAATCATTCTTATTACATCGAGAAAGCAGAAAGAATTATTAACAAGATTAGTTATAATGGTAAGAAACGACCAGTTATAATTGCTAATCAATTAAGTTTATTTTAATGGCAGGTACAGAGAAGCAAAGAGAAGAGATCAACAGGAAGTTGGTCTCTATGCAAATGGAAATGATAGGGCTAACCTATGATGACGCAGTGAACACACCAGAGTTCTGGAGAGTGTATACATTGACAACAGCACAAACATTAGAATGGCGTAAGCTAGCTCTACCACTTATTAAGAAGACATTCAAGTGTAATAAGAGAAGAGCAGAGTTAACCATGGGTATGTTTGAGCTTAATTTAGGATTACGTGAATTTAATCCTCCAGAAGAGGAGTTTGATACTACACACATCCACACAACAATACCAGAACCTCATCCTCATGATTTATTTAGTGAAGCACACTTAATAAAAGATCAAGAGCCTACATTCTGGCAGAAGATTAAGAAGTTCTTTGTAGGATATTATAATTAACACTTGATGTTAGTTATATGCATTTGCTACTAAAATTGCCAATTGAATATATTTATATGCGAAAGGGTATAATATTGCACTATTTACAATATTTATGCGTGAAAGGGTATAATTTTATACAAAAGTGTAAAATATTGCACGTTAATTCGACTATTTGTCGAATTGTGTAACATAATTTAACAAGTTTTGTTACAAAAATAGGCGCAATTCGAAAATAATAGGCGCATATTGGTAGTATTACTACCAATTTTAGGAATTATTTAAACTAGCCTCAGAGAAATCTGGGGCTTTTTTGTTTCACAATTTAAATCATAAACAATGGGAGCACAATCATTCATCCTAAGAAAAAGAGCAAAGAGTGCATCAGATGCATTCAGTTTAGCACAAGAAGATGCTATTGAAGAGTATGGTAATGACATCTATAATGGTACCATCAGTACATGTAATTCATTTAGAGACATTACAAAAGAGTTTAGACGTAGTGGCCTTAGTGCTATAGACTTTAGTCATAGTATGGTAAATGATATGAACAAAAGAGACTGTTGTGTCATTTGTGAAGTTGAACCTAAGGTAAATACTAACAAGATCAAGAGTGTTGTAGAAAATGCTGTTGTTAAGGGTACAAGTAAATGGGAGCTTCAATATAATGTGTACACTGGTATGGATGATAGACAGTTGAAATCATTCAAGACTAAGACTGATGCTGTTAAATATGCTCGTGAGTACACTGAAAAGACACAGAATACAACATTTGTACGTATGGAAAAGACTCTTATTAATCAAAACGCTAATGTAGCATGTATCAAATACAAAAGATCAACATCAGAACAAGAAGGACAATATGTCTTCTTTGGTATGGCAGCTTGCTAGTATTCTTTGTGGGATGTGCATCTAATGATGTCACACCCACAACTAAGCCTGTGCACAAGTACAAAAGAGATGATGTTGTGTACGTAAAGCCTGACTCTCTTAGATCGAGAGTATTCTATGTATGGCCAGATAAACTGGCGTATACAGTGATGCATATAGATTCACTCTATAATGCAAAAGTGATGTATAAAGAAGAATCAGAACTATATTAATATGCCAAAGAAAGCAAAACTAACAGAAGACAGATTAGAATGTCTTCATTGTAATGATGTACAAGATGTATCAGTAATAGAAGAGTTGTTTGAACAAACAGGCAACTTTTCTTCTGTTACAATGTATTGTAAAGCATGTAATGGGAAACTAATAGCACGTTTCTCTCCTAGTGGATTTTATTCGTTTAATTGGTTCAAACCAGATTGGAAGAGAAACTATAACGCAAAACATAAAAATAGAAAATAAACATCAAGTTATAAGTTGATTTATTTAAAATAATTTAAAGTTATAAGTTGATTAAACAACAAGACAATGGATAAAGAATTTGTAACATACGAGCAAGCATTAGCCTTAAAGGAATTAGGGTATGATGATATATCATGGTTTGATAATCAAGCATCATTATATGATGTAAATGGAGAACATACCATGTACACTAATTATGGTGTAATGTATTCAGGATTATCAGATGGTTATATTCCTGCACCACTTAAACAACAAGTATTTAGATGGTTTAGGGAGAAGTATGAAGCATATGCAACTATCACAACTGAGACAGGAGAAGGTTTATATCATCACTTTATCATACAGGGAAATGACGCATTTTTTACCTGGAGTAAAATTTACTATACCTACGAAGAAGCAGAGAATGCTTGTATAGATAAACTTATAGAAATAGCTAAACAACAAAAAGATGGTTGAAGATAAATTGTATAGTGCTATAGAAGCTGCTATTATACGTTGGAATCTTGATGGTACTAAAACAGCAGGTGAATTAACAAGAGAGATTATATCAATAATTAAACAACAAGACAATGGCTGATAAAAAAGGATGGTCTATAAAAATAGGCAATAAAAAACTGATGATTATGCATCGTTCATTGCTTATGGATATTCCAGTAATTGTTTTACTAGGAATTAAGCCTCACATTAAAGCTTTTGGTTACTACATTTACATTAAAAACCAAATCTAATGGCAGATATATCAATGTGTAGAGACATGAAATGTCCTATGAAGTTTACGTGCTACAGGCACACAGCACCAGAGAATCAGTTTAGACAATCGTTCTTTTCTGAATCACCTCGTAAAGAGGGAACCTTTTATTGTGATCAATATTGGGACAATGAAGGACGTACATTAGATCCAAAGTTTAGAGAATACGAACGTTATAATGACACAGAATAATGATACATTACGAAGATTACGAGCACGAAGCTCAAAAAGATTTAGTATATTTACAAGAAGATATGCAAGCATTTTATCGATCATTAAATGACCCTGGAAAGGCTCAAATAGAGGTTTTTATGAGCGATAAAATAGAATTAAGTGAGCTACAAGTTTTACAGGAGAAGGCTCGAATTAATGTTTGCATTCCTCAGAGTTTAATTGCTAAAATAGATCATAGAATAATTAGAAATTATGAACGTAAAATTGACGCTCTATCATTTTAAAGAGTTACTCAAGAATGGTTTTACTTTAGACATGGTCTTTCTCCTCAAACTAGTGGA